CGGACAGAGGCACGACCGCTTCAGGACCGGCCTCGCCGACACCGATGACCTTCGGCGCGTCAAAGACACCGCCCTTCGCGTACCACGACACGCTGATCTCCGGCTTCGAGCCTTCGCCACCGATGCCCCACGGGAACTTGCCGCCGCTGATATTAAAGTGCGGAAGTTTGAAGTGCGGCAGCTGGAAGTTCAGCCCGCTGAACAGGGACTTCAGCGCGTTGATCGCATTAGTCACAAGTGACTTCGCCGTATTGATAGGATTTACGATCGCACTCTTGATCCCGTTCCAAATCGAAGTTACTGTGCTCTTTATGTTGTTAAAGGCATTCGTAATAAACGACTTGACCGCGTTGATCGGAGTCATGACCGCCGACTTGATGTTCTGCGCCGCCGTCACGATAGCCGTCTTGATGCCGTTCCACACGTTCGACGTGACCGTTTTGATACTATTCCATGTGTTCGCGATCCATGACTTGATCGACCCGATGACGTTCGTCACGACCTCTTTTATTTTCTCAACAACAGGAGCGAGCAGCGTCCCGATGCCTTCCGCGATGCCGTCACATAGCGACTGCAACAGTTCCGCACCGGCCACGAACAAAGCCGCGCCGACCTTCAGGAGCCCGGAGATGATCGTCGGGATGTTCTCGACAAAGCCCTTCGCGAGGTTCTTCACGATCTCCTTGCCGCTCTGCAACAGACTCCCGCTGTTCTGCGAGATGTATGAGCCGAGGCCCTTCAGCGTGTTGCCGATCATCGGGAACAGGTTCTGCGTCAGATACGTGCCGACGCTCGAGATCAGCTGGTCCATCGACGGGCCGATGTCCTCGCCGAGGGACAGGTTCGCTAATACGTTTGACAGCGATGCCTTCACAGCGCCGAACGACCCCGTCAGCGTCGTGCTTGCCTCCTGTGCCGCCACGCCTGCAAGGCCCATTTCCTCCTGCATGACGTGAATTGCCGCCGTCACGTCGCCGAGGTTGGAGATGTCATACTCGACGCCGCTGATCGCTTCTGCGTCAGCAAGCAGCCGTTCCATCTCTTCCTTCGTGCCGCCATAACCGAGTTTCAGGTTGTCGAGCATGGTATAGTTCTGCTTCGCGAATCCCGCGTAAGCGTTCTGCAAACTCTCGATCGGTGTGCCCATCTTCGCCGCGTTGTCAGCCATATCGAGGATCGCGGTGTTCGCCGCCTCGACGGACTTCGCCGTGTCTCCTCCGAACGCCTGATTCAGAGCCGCGCCGAGTCCGACCGCCTGTTCCGCGTACGTGTTCGCCGAGATGCCCGCTTCTGCTGCCGCCGCCGCATAATCCTTCGCAGACTGCGCCGCTTCGCCGTAGATCGTATCAAGACCGCCGAACGACTGCTGAAGATTTCCGCCTTCGTCGATCGCCTTCTTGACCACGGTGACCAGTCCGGCAGCAGCCGCCGCACCACCCGCCAAAAGGGCCGTCTTCAGTCCGGTGGACATGCTCAAGCCTGCCTCTTCGCCTGCCTTCTCCGCACCCGGTGATATTACCTGTGAAATTTTATTCGATATGCCAGTCGCCTTCGGGACGATCTGAACATATGCCTGTCCAAGATCACTCATTACCGAGAATCCTCTTCCGTGCCGCTTCAAACGCCTCGAACGTGCCGAAGCCTTTGAGCTTGTCGTCTTGTTTCCGCTTGCCTGTCATGATGTCGCGCAGCAGTTCCGGCGTGTTGTCGCCGTTGTGCGTGAACATGGTCAGCGTGTCCGCGATATTGACCAAGGCGAACGCCGGGTCGATCCGCGTATAACCGAGCATGCCGAGCTTGATCCGGGAATCCGAATGAAGCCCCGCGCACAAAGCCGCTAACGTCATAACAGGGACGGCATCGAGGCTGTAAAGATGATATGTTTCCGCGAGGTCGCATATCAAAGCGTCCCGATCCGTCCCAAGCATGACCGCAAGCGTTATGAGTTTTTTGTTTCAGCGTCTCCGTTGACCGCCAGTAAAATCTGCTCAAGTTCCGTCGAGATGTCCTCGACCATGACAAGGCCCTTTTTATTCCTGACGTGATCGTATAACGCTTTTTTCTGCTTCTCGCCCAAGACCCGTGTGATGAGTGCCGGGAGCATCAGGCCGTCGTCTTTTGACGCGGCGGCCAGTTCGATGAACTCCATATCCCGCACCACGTCCGGGTCGATCGAGAACGAGAAGCCGGTTTCCGTTTTACCCTTTACCATGTTTTTTCTCCTTCACCGGTTTAGGTCGTCGCCTGCTTCTTGATATACTCTTTGTGAGTGTCCATGTCGCTGGTATCAGACCAGCCGCCCGGATATGCCGTGATCGTCAGAGGATAGCCGACCGCCGTGTCGTCCTTGTAGGAAATGTCGCCGACTTCCGTGACCTGTCCGTTCGCGATGACGATACGCTTCAGCGTGTTGCCGCTTAAGATCATGTCGATGACCCAAGCGCACGCCGGAAGTTCCTTCGAGTTGGCCTTGACCGTAAGACCGCTCTGAAGCGAGCCGGAGACATTGTCGCTGCCGTAGGCCGCCTTCAAGACATCTTCGTTCAAAGCTTCGATGAACGTAGCTGTGAACGTGTCCGGCTTTTCGGTCTGCGGACGGAGAACGACGTCGCCGCCCCACGCCTTGATCTCTTCGGTCGAAGCCGTGTTCGTGTTCGTCAGGCCATCGTCAGAGACATAACCGAGGCATTTAAACGCACTATTAAGCGTCCCAGCCGCATCCGTGGGAAGTGTCGTTCCCTTCGGGGCCATGTAGATGGCACCGCTGATCTGCGGCTTGCCGACGCTTACGTTTGCCTGTGTGTTGGCCATTGTTAAGCTCCTTTCAGTAGTACAGAACATAGACGGCTTGATAGCGGTACTTCTCCGTCTGCGTGTTGGTGAAGTTGTAATCGCTATTCAGATAGACGCCGCCTATGTCTGACAATGTTATGATGTTATCCATCGCCGTTTTGACTTTTTCGTTCAGTTCCGCGGCCTTTTCCATCGTGCCCGCGTAGGACTGGATCGCGAAGGTCGCCGAATTGACGCGGTTCATGCGTGACGAGCCGGTCTTCTCTATAACGACAAAAGTCTCCGGCGGATTTCCAGGTACTTCCATACAACATGGTTCAGTCAATACCCCGTCGAGATAGTTCAGCACGGTTGTTTCGATCATGTTTCGCTCCTTACTTCTTCATAGACAGACCAGCCGAGCCGAGTGCTTTTATAAGCGTGTTGTGGTTCGAATTGTCGATCGCCGCTTTCGCGGATGTCGGATAAATGTTCTCGACCGCGACATAGTTCAGGACATAGGTGCTGCGCCCATATTCCTCGCCTGCCGCGCTCGCCACGGCCTGCCCCGCTTGCTTTAAGTGTGACTGCATCGCCGATGACTTCATCAGCTCGTTCAGCCCCGGAAGGTTAAGTTCAAATTCTACGTTTTTAGCCATACCGCTCGACCTTCACCTTCTTGTTCCACGACAACGGGATCAGGGACTCGATGCCCTGTGTCGGTTCTCCGTACGTCTTGAACGTCTCTCCGAAGAACACGACCTCCGTGTCCGTCCAGTCGTTCTCGTCGCCTTTCGGGATCGCGAGGGTATACGCAAGATGCTTGCCGTATAGGTTCAAGTCCTCGACGATCTGTTCCGATGTCGGTTCGCCGATCAGGACGTTGTTCACGACCACGTCCGTCGTCGAATACGTGGGAGCGTTGAATGAATCTTTTCCCGTGAGCGTTTTCTTTTTGAGCGTTACTGATACGCCTTTCATATGACCGTACCCCCGACAAGTTCCTGTGTAGGTGAGTAAGAACCGATGGCATTACCAGCACCGAGGATTTTCAGTTCCTTCCGCGTCAGATACAGTTCGCCCACGGCTCCGCCTGATCCCATCGTCCACGACTGCGAATACCCAAGAGCCGACATCGACCCCTGTGTCGCGCCGCTCGGGATGCTGGTGTCCCCGTCTCCGATCGCTCTTGCGACCATCTGAGCCGATACGACCTTTTTTGCGTCCGCGCTCGCGTCCGCGTTATATGCATCTATCAGGATCGCCGCACGATCGAGGAGCGTCGAACAGACCGACTGTTCGTTCGCGTCCATCGTCCGAAGCATGCCTGCCTGAACGTCCGCTACTGTTGCATATGCTGCCATCGTTTCTAACCTCACTTCTTTGTGCTTGTCGTCGTTTTTTTCTTCGGTGGCGTTGTCTTCTTTGCGGGAGGTGCAGGCGGCACCACGACGGGCTTGTGGCCCGCCGCGATATATTCCGCCGCTCTTTCGTTTGATACCCACATTTCCGTGTCAGTCACCTTGTTGATCAGCTTAACCATAATTACGCCGAATGCGTCCGGGTGAGCGCGTTGAAGTAGTCAGTCTCCGCAACGAAGCCGACTTCGATCTCGGCGCGGACCGCGAACATGTTCTGCTGGAACAGGTTGACCGTGCTATCGTTAGCGAGGGTCAGAGTCGCGTCGCTCGAATAGTCGATGCGTACGCCTTCGACCGTACCGTACAGCGCATGACTCCAGTCACCGGCGAAGCCGAGGACATCAGGAGTCGCGGACGTGCCGGACGTGCCAGCCTTATAAGCCGCACCGGTCACGTACGTGTCAGCACCGAGGACGCGGGTGATGCCGCCTTCCGCAACGGTGTTAAACAGCGGACGATACTCGCCGTCAAGAGCACCGAGCAGGACGCTCTTGCCCTGTGGCGAAAGGATGATGCCGTTCATAACGCCACCGGCGGCAGCGATGTCGCCGTCAGCCGCTACAAGACCGCCATAGACGGAACTGGAAAGGGACTGCGCCGTGACGCCGGAAAAGTTGTCGAAGTTCGCAAGGGAACCGCTCGCAGGACCGAAGAACACGGTCTTGTCAAATTCCTTCGCAAGAGCACCCGGCAGACGGGAGATCAGGGCATCGTACAGAGCAGCCGCGTCACGCCTGAACTCGTTCGAGAACGGGACGATGACGGCCAGCTTGTGCGCCTGCATGATCTTCTTCGACAGGGACGGGTTGGCGACTACCTTCGAGCCAGTCTCGCTGACCCAAGCAGCAGCCGGATCGCCGGTGATGACGGGAATCTGCGTTCCGCGTCCCGGAAGGGCGATCTGACTGGCGAGCCTCATGACCATGGACTCGCTCTGTGTTTTCTGTAAAATTTCCGAGCTGATCTCATTGGGCAGCTCGATGTTTGTTCTGTTGGTGGGAACTCCACTTGCCATTGTTATTGCCTCCTTTAAGTGTTTTGATTAAACCACTCCGCGAACTTGTCCCGCGTCGTGGTTTTCGGGTTGAAGTTGGCTTCGCCCGCGTCTTTGACGTTCGGGTAAGCCTTCGGTTTCGCAAACGCGATTATATTCTGCGCCTGCGCCGTGCACTCTTCTTCCGTGTTGCCTGTCAGCAGATTCACGGGGACTCCCGTTTCCGCCGACACCTTGTCACGGATGTCGCGGAGTGCCTGCGCTGACTTCAGGTCGTCAAGCTCCTTTTGAAGAGCCGTTGCGACGGGTTCGATCTCGTCCAGCTTCTGCGCCTTCTTTTTCAGTTCGTCATAATCAGCCCTGTCCGCCCTGTCCCGTTTGAGACGTTCGGCGACGATGCTGTTGACCTCTTCCTGTGTGAAGGTCTTTTCTGCCGGTGTTTCCGTCGTGTTGGTTTCCTGATTCACAGTTTCCATTGGTTTCCCTCCTTCGAGTGTTTGACCGCGTTTCATGCCACGCGTTGGCAATAAAAAAGCACCGTGTAAAACGATGCTTAAATACCAGTATTCAGTTTTAAGTTAAATTTCGCTCCATCCATACACGCCCGGCTCCCAGACGTTGTTGTCCACATCGGACACCCACGTCTTGCCGTTGTGCTTGACCTTGTCGCCCTTCATGTACGGGTTGGTGCTTGACGGCTGCTCCCAGTCCGGAATGACCGACGGGTCAGGTATCAGCACCTTCGCCCACAGGCTCGAAGCGTCTGACGGTTTCCAGTTCGCCTGGCTCTTGTGCGCTTTCAGACACTTCCACAGGAACCCGTCATATCTGCGCCTGTCTCCGTCCTCATACTGCACGCCAACCTCCCACACATGGAACAGCTCGGCGTTCTTGGCTGCGTGGTCATCGTCCAGCGCCGTGGCAAGGCCCTCGATAGTTGCCCGGAGGTGTCTCGCTCTTTCTAATATGCTCATTCTTCCACCCCCATCAAGATTCTACCGGCCTCGGCGTAGTCATCGTCCGTATAAGGGATGACACCGGCCTCGGTGTAGGTTCTGCCAAACTCCGCCGGATCACAGGCTTCTTCATAGTCAGCCTCCGGCACTCCGCCGTGAACATACCGACCGGCATCGGAATAGGTGCGGATGAAGTCCACGCCGTTTAAATCAAAGTGTTCTTGAATAATTGCCATGACTTCCTCCTTTCCTATGCGCTGATCGGTGTGCCGTCTGCGTAGGCCGTCTCATAGATACTGCCCTCGATCTTTTGCCATGTGATAGTGCCGTAGCCGTCTACGGTGCTCCAGTTTGATGCGTGTTTGTAGTCGCTTGACGAACTATCACCAAGATGGTCGTATAATGATTTAGGGATATAGATTTCTCCGCCTGCGCCCCCGTTCTTGAATGGTGTGCCACTAAAGACATTTGTGCCACCAAGTGACACAAGGGAGGTGCTCCGTAACACTATCACAGTCAGCGCAGTGGCGTTGTTAAATACCGTTCCAGTCATTCCGGAGCAAGCAAAGTCTGCACTTGTAAGCTGGCTACATCCTTGGAAAGCAGCGGATTGGAGCACCCCGGTAAACTTCGGCAAGGCTATGCTTTTGAGTTTTGAGCATCCGTCAAACCATGAGTTTCCAGCCATTGAGGTTATGTTGTGAACATATACCTCCTCCATTGAAGAAAACGCCCTAAAAGCGCCACTTACAATGCTGGTGATGTTGTCATTTCGGTATACGGTAAGCGTACCCTCAACCTTTTGCTGTAGGTAATCGGTACCGCCACCGCCACCGCCGCCACCGCCGGAAAGCTTGGAGGCAAGTAGGAGATCATAAAAACTGCCCATTATGAATCACCCCCGACTTTCATCCATGTCTCGGTGTCTGCGTCATACACAAAAAACTCGTTAGTGTCAAATGCCCAGTAGATGGCGTTCGGCTGAACGTCAGTGGGCTTCGGATCGTCCGACTTGCCCATGTAGTCCGCATAATTCAGCCCCTTCGGGTTCGCTATTGTTACCATGATTTCCTCCTTTGTGAAAGTTTGTAGTTCCTGATCCGTTCAGCCAGTTCCTTGACCAGCTCTTCGTCATCCCAATATGCTGACCGGCATACATAGCCGCGCCATGTGTTGATAGTTGAGCCGCCGATCAGCCAGTCGACGTGCTCGACGAGGTTCGGGACAAGGTTCCACACAAAGTCATGGCCGTGGCATTCCACAAAGAAGTCATGCCAAAAACCATCGTCGTGGATGTTGCTTTCGACCCACATCTTATAATTCGGTCGGTGCCTCGCGTCCATGTAGAACCATTCCACGAACTCGCCCGCAATCCTGTTCGGGATGCGGATGCACGGGAACGAGTTATACATGAACACCGCAGGCTGATAACCGCCCATCGGTCGGTCGAACGGCTCGAAAAGCGTGTGACAGAAACCGCAGACGACTTTGTCCTCCTCGATGTCGATACGCTCCGCGAAGTCACGGCATATCAGAACGTCGTCCTGAAGATGCCAGGTATCGCCGTCATGCTTTCCGCACTCCGCGAAAGTTTCCATGCACATCACGAGGTTGCCTTTGCCTTCCGTGTCGCATGCCACTTCGATGTCGGTCAGTCCTTGTTCCTTTAGCGACGGAATCAAAAAGCCCTCAACATACCACATCCGCTGCGGACAGGCGTGTATCAGTATTTTGTCCATCAATTACCTCTTTTAGTTTCCGCACGTCTTCTTCTTTGTCGATGTCGCATGTGTAATCGTTTATCGCGACATATGAGTCATAGTCTATATCGTTCACCGGCTCGCCGCGTATCACTTGCCATAACTCCCACGCGATCGGAGGACGGTCGAACATCGCCGTCTCATGGAACATCTTCACGAACTTCACCGCCTGCCGGAAGACCTTCTGATTCGCGACCTTGAATGCGAACGGCTCCGCGTATCGCTTGATATACCGCTCATCGAACGGAGGCGCGGACGCGAAGAACTCCACGCACCATACCTTCGTCTCCACGATCGTCCTGATCGCTTCGGGCGAGAATACCACATCACCCAGCAGATAACAGCACGGCTCGTCCATCGGATAAAAGCAGTTGACCCACGTCCCGTCGCAGTTGTCCTTGCCGTGTACCGTGAACTCGTTGTCGTGTTGTAACAAAGGCACACCGCAGACCGCGAACCGCTCGTCGCTTGTGCTGATCGCGATGTCCGTCACGCCTGATTCGCGCAGCAGCCGGATCGTCCGCATGACTATAGGTTCGCCGCCTATCTCGGTCAGCTGGCGAGGCGTTGACCATGCGTCGTACTTACCGCCGCACATGATGATATATTTCATACGTTCAGCTCCTCGGCGGCTGACGCTTCGATCGCTTTCCGACGTTCATACGCTGAACGCTTCTGCTCGTTTATCTCGTCCTTGTTCATCTGATAGAACCCGCGGCGCATGGCGTTTATTTTGTCCTTCGGCGTGTTGCCGTCCGCGCCATAGTACATCTTTTCATATCGTTCGGGATCATACCCGCGCACGTTGAAGTCGCTGTTGTGTCGCGTTGCGTATGTACAGTCGCAATTTGCATGAATATGCTCCGCGTGGCCGTTCTTCAACGCCTTTTTGGACGCTCTCTGCCAGCCGCGTGACGCGAGCGTGATGCAGAAGGCGCATGTGTCGCCGGAAGGAATCCACGCCCACTCTGCGCCGTCCCTGATCGCGTTCTTCATCGTCGTGTCCACGCCTGCCGTCTTGACAAGCCTGCCGACCGCGTCCGCCACGATGTCGCCGTTGCCGGTCTTCATGGTGCCGTTGACAGCCTTCGCGACCTCGCTGATCGTCGCCGTCTCTGCCGGGATCGCCGGAGGGACTGTCGCGCCCTCAAGTGCCGCTGATGCGTCGTACATCTCACACGCCAAAGCCGCCGCCGCTTCGCCGTACTTTGTAGCAAGCGCGTATGCGTATTCGATCAGTTCATCCCGTGGTATCTTTCCAAGCCCAACACCACCCCATCGACCGTTTATATGCCATACCGCGTCCCGGAACTCGTCAGCCGCCTTTTGGCTGATGTTCGCGAGCATGTCTTTATATCTTTTCCATTCATCCAATGAAAGACTTGCCATGTGTTACCTCGCGTTTTTATCGTCGATATATATGTCTGCAAGGACTTTTCTCGGATCATAGCCGAGGCGCATGATTGTTTCCCGCGTGTTACTGTTCACGTAGTTCGGTCGGAATCCGACCCGATTCAAGTTCTGCACCGCAAGCTCAAGCCGTTCACCCGCACGGCATGACCACAAAATGATGATGTCGCCGCGCTTCTGCGATGCCGCAAGCCTGCGAATCAGCGGAATGTTCATCTCGCCGCCTATATCAAGCGTTCCGTCATAATCGACCGCAATTATCATGCAAATTCCTCGTTGATAACAGCCAGCCCTCGGCTCTTCGCCTCCTGTGCCTTGATCCGGCGAATGTCCGCTTGATCGAAGCCGATCATCTCCAAAAACGTGTCGGTCTGTGCAAACGCCTCGCGGCTGGATGCGATCTTAATCGCCGCGTCTGCCGTCACCGCCACCGAAGGCATCGCCGGGTTCTTGAAGTGCGCCACGATGTCCGTCTGTTCTTCCGTTAGGTCGTGAAGGCTCACGCCGTGGATGATCGCGAGAGCCATCATGGCGATCATTTTCAGAGCGTCGCCGTTGCCGGTGTTCAGCTGTTCCGCCATGCCGATGAGCGTCTGCGACTGCGCGAGGATCGCGTCAGACGAGGTCGGGTTCGCGTCGTTCACGACTCCCGTGTCCGTCACCGACAGACCGGTCGCCGCCGAAAACTGCGTCGCGAGGATGCGGATCATCTCCACGTGCGGCGAGATGTTCCCTTGCTGCAACTGTCCGAACGTCGGTTTCTCGCCCGTTTCCGGGTTCACCGTCGAGGCGAGGATGTTGCCGACGTATTGTTTGAATTTTTGGTTTATGACCGCGTCATACTGCTCGTCCGTGATGCCGAGAATGTATTTTTGCGGTGCCGTAGCGAACTCAAGACCGATCGTCGCGTTCGCGATCGTTCTGACGTACCCCTGAATCAGCCGACGGATAGGTTCTTTGATCCTCGACCGCCCGAACGGCTTGTTCGACGTTGCGTTCCAAATGAGCGGCTCCATCAGAGGCCGTCCCATCTTTTGAGGGTACTCCGTCGCGTTCCAAACGCCTGACGCTCCGTCACGGATCAAGACCCACACCGCGTCGTCCGTGTAGTAGTTAATCGTGGTCGGCTGCCAGTAGACGGTGTCGTTCGTCGGTGCCGTGTCGATAATCGCGAAGCCATAGTCGATTCTGCCCTTGTCTCCGTTCCATACCGCAGAAGCCGTCTGCGGCGAGTGAAATCTGATTTTGCACCCGATCTCGTCGTCCTGTGATAGCGTCGCGAACGTGCATCCGTACTTCAACTCGTCACGGCATGCTTTCATGTACTCCGCGATCAGCCGGTTCTTTTCCACCACGTCGGACAGTTCGTCAACGTCCGCGCCGGAGGAACCGACGAAGCCGTCGAACATGGACCGCGCCGCCAAAACGTCGACCGTCTTCGCTCCCCACGCACACCCGATCTCAAGCCCGCGCATGCCTGCCGGTAACGCGATGCCGAGGTTGACGTCGCCGAGCGCGATCTTGCCTTCGTAGTACTTGTCCTTCTCCGCGTTCTTGTAGGAATGGTCGTTGAAGTTCTCGACCAGTTTCATCAGCCTGTTCTTCTCTTCATCCGGCAGACCAGCGACCTGCCCAACAGCCAAATTTAACATACTGCCCCTTTTATCCGATCCGCATCTGCTTTGTCGGATTCCGTTTTGATGTCTTTGCTCCATATAACGCCAGCGCACACGCCTCGATCGGTGCGGAGTTATCTCCGCCGAATCCCCAGCCGCCCGCGATCGGACGCTTCGTCGAGGTGATCGCGCTGTCTTTTAAGTCTTCCTGATGTTCGTACCATGTGACCGTCTGCTCGTTCAGGCTGTCCATCAGCGTTCCCACGGATGCCAGCACCTCACGCGCCGTCGGTCGTATGACGGAGCCTTTCGCCTTCCATGTGTCGGCGATCTTGTCGACCAAAACGTCGACACCGTTCCGCCCGTCGATGATAACGCACGACGCTTTGGTGTATCTTGCGTTCAGCCAGTCGGCGAGCCATTGTGTCCCGCGTCCCGTCGGTTTTCGGTCGATCAGCGATATTCTCGCCTTGCCGTCCGCGCCTATGACCGCACCGCACAAGCAGACCTCCGTGCCGTCGGTCGTGAACTTCACACCGTACGCCGTCTTGCCTTCCGGCTTCATCTCTGACGACTTGCATGACTCCCAAATCGCTTCGTCGATGGCGTAATCTTGTTTATGCTCAACAATAGGCGTCCACCAGCCGAGACGCTCACGTGCGAACATGTCCGGCGCAAGCTGCTCACACTCGCCTTCGACCGTCGAGATCATAATCCTTCTGCCGAGTGCCGGGTTCGTACGTGCCCACCTGTTCCGGTCAGTCACGTCTCCGATCTCCGGGACAGAGAACTCGAACCACGCCGTGTTCTTCGTCTCACCCGCGATGGCACGATCCCTGATGCCACGGAAGACCGTCCCGACCGCGTTCGGATCAGGAGGCGTTCCCACATAGATGACTTGCGGGTTGATGCTCGCCGAGATTGCCGGTATGAATGAAGCCTGTGCGCTCTCGTCCAGTTCCTGTGCCTCGTCGAAGATCAACAGGTCGCCGTGTTGGCCTCGTCCGCCGTTCCGTGTCCGTGCAAGGAACTTCACCCTCGCCCCGGACTTCAAAATAATCTGTTCACGGCCTAAAGCCGTCTTGACTTCCTTCAAGTATTGCCGGAGGTTCGGCGTATCAAAAAACGACGCCATCTCCTCAAAGGATTCGGTCGCCGTCTTCTGCAAATGCGCTGTATATATCACCTGTTCGTCGTATAGGAGCATACCGCTTTCGGCTCTGCCTTCGACAAGGTTGCTTTTGCCGTTCTGACGCGGAACGCTTCCGCCGCATGTCGTACACACCCACTTGCCCGATCGCGTTACCGCCATCCAGTCACACAGGGCGTCGCTCTGCCACGGATCAAGATATGTGCCTCCGCTCTGCAAGACCCTCGCCGCATCCAGTCCGTCCGATACTTCATACTCCGGCACGACCCTTGCGGACGGAGCCTGCTCGCCCAGCAGACTTCCTGTCGCGTAAGATGTTCGCGATGTCGTTGTCGGCATGTTTTTCTCCCTCGATCTCCTCGATCTCTTTCAACGTCTCTCTGTATTGCTTCGAAAGTTGTGACAAATCTCTCGCGCCGGGTCTTTGGTCAATAGCATCCGCTATGATTTCAAGCAGCTCTTTCAACTGTTCGAGGCGCGTGCTCTTATTTGTCAATTCTCTTAACCCGTGCACTTACGCCTCCTTTACATATTCCCAATGGTACCCGTATGCGTTGCCGGTATTGCTTTTATTTCTTCTGCAAACGTTTTGAATGTGTTTATCGTTTAAACCGAGTTCCCGTCTGATGCTTGCCGTCGATTCCCAAATCTTTATTAGCTTTCCGTCAAGCGTATACTGTGCTGTCTTCTTCTGCTGTTGCCCTAACCGCTTCTCTTTGTAGGCATATTCCAAATCCATAGGAACATAGGGATATAAACTGTCGCGCTTTTCCATGCAGTTGCATCGCCAGCATGCCAGGCGGACATTATCCCATGATTCTGCGCCGCCTCGGCTGACCGGTATCACATGATCCTTCGTTGGATATTTATCGCCAGGATATTGATGCCCGTTTTCGCTTGTTCGTATATCGTCCCAGTCGCAACGCTCTCCGCATATCCAACAGACACCGCCGTCGCGCCTGAACAGCCTTTGGAGCGTTATGTCAGTATCAATAATCTGACGCTTCGGGATTCTCTTGTCTCTTCTCCTGTTGTTTGCTTTCCTCCGGCATTCGCCTGAACAGTATTTAGTCGTTGCATACTGGTCATAAAATGTATGGCCACAAAGCGCACACTCTCTCGGAGTCTGCAAATTTGCGTACGCCTGAATGGTTCTGACAAATGCCTTCCGCGCCTTGTCCATTTCCTTCTTCGCGTTGCGCTCGTTCGCTTCAGCTTTTACTTTCGCGACATGTTCTTCCCATGACATCCTAACGTGGTGGCACCTTCTCCATGCTTCTTCCCGCCATTCATGGGCACACTCCGCAGAACATGTAACTCGATCTTCGCGGAATGAATCAAAAGGCTCGCCACATACATAACAGACCTTGTGATACGGTTCGATGTTTGTATTGCATGGAATCCCCTTGCTTACGCGAATAGAAATATCCTTACATTTCCTTGAACAGTAAACTTTGTCTTTTCTGTTAGCCACGAACTCTCTGCCGCAATACGGACACACTTTATCGTATCTTGGCGGTTCGTATTTACGAATGTATTTGTATTTCTTCTTCGAAAGTTTATGTTCATCTGAACCCTTCCAGCCCGTACGATCAACACCGTGTTTAATCAGCACGCGCCTGATGGTCTCGATGCTGCATCCATATATTTCAGCGACCGCTCGCGTGCTACGAAGCTGGTGATACTGTTCGATGATTTTGCTTTCTTCCATGCCGTTACCTCCCTAAAGTAACTCCCTGCAATAAAAAATGGGTTGGAAGCCGTCAGGGAAACGGTTTGTCGCGTTGCAATCGCTATCCAACCCATATTTATTCAGTTGTCTATTGTTATGACCCCTTGGTCATATGGCTCTGTGTGTAGCTCGGCGCT